AGAGGATATTAAGGCTGAGTATAAAACACTTGATAGAACATATAGAGATAGCAGAGATAAATTAGAACCAAACATGCATTATGGTAAACGCGCTAAATTTGTTGAGTTCTTAAAGGCTAATAATATTCCTTATTTTGAGAGTAGTGTTTTAGGTCGCATACAAGCTTTTGAAACTCCTATGGCTGCTCCTTTCCCTGCTCCTCCTCCACCCGCTGGGAAGCGTCCAGTCCTCCCACCTATTGGAAAAATTTAAATTTTTATAATATAATATATTATTATAAGTATGAATCCTGACCCAGACTCGGTTCCATTAACAGAAGCTCTTAGTGCGATGGCTGAAGAGATTTTTTCAATTGATAAAACATTAGGAACACAGTTTAGGGTGTTTAAATCATCGGTTAGTGAAATTTATAAAAATGTTCAAACAGATAAACAATCATTCAATTCTTCCAGAGCGCAACAGATGCCTACATCAGATGGTTTAACACTTTCTCTTGATAAAGAAGCACTTGATATAACAGGTGGTAATATGTATTATGGGCATAAACGAGGAAGCAGTAGGTCTATGAAGTCATACCATGATGCTGATTTTAGATTTGCTACTAAACATGGAATTGCAAAATATATTTGAAACTTTCAATAAAAAAAAATAAAACTAATATATAGAAATGTCTACAGTTGATTATATAATTACTTTAGTATATAATATTATGGATATAGCTGGTAATACATTCTTTTTAGATCATATAAATGCAACAAATCCAACATCATCCACAGATATATCAGACCTTACTAATCCCTATTCTATTCATATTGGGAGTTAAATATCTCAACAATTATAGTGGTATATGGATGGGTGTCCTTCCACCCCTTCCTTCCTTCTACCTTCCATCTTATTCCATACTCTTCCTTATAAAAGAATTTTTTTTTCTATTTTATATTTTTTATTTTATTTTATTTATATAAGATAAAATAAGGGTAGAAGGGTAGAAGGTGGAAGGAATAATATAGCTAACACCCATCCATAACCAACGCTATAATTGTTGTTAGGTCCAATTAAAATTGATTTGAATTTTTTTTAATTAACAATAGACCTATCGACCAAAAATGTCTAAAGTCCTCGTTGTTCGTTATGACGCTCAAGAGCTTTTTCATGTGCCTGACTGGCTTGATTTGGAGGATAGAACCCAAGTCAAGACTTACTATGTTAAATGGTCAATTTTGCATGCTTTCCTTACTGATGGTAGGCATATTGTAATTAAACCAGTGGATGATGAACTTGACTTTGATACGAAGTACGGTGAGTGTTGTGAAATTAATGACGCTGATGAGCATGATTTGGAGGATGAAGAGCCTGTTTGGGAAGAAGCGCCTGTGATAGAAATACCAGGGATAGATATACCAGAGGAAGATAACCCTGCTAAAGTAGCCAAAAAGGTTATATGTGACATATTTGACAAGGTAAAGGCAGAGGCTGTTAATTAAATATGGGTTCTTGCACCCACACGGCGTATTTGGCTCAACCTTTACTAAAGGTTGAAAAAAACCTTTTTTTTATACGATTATATAAACAATTGTTGTGATGTTTAATTAAAATTGAATTGAATTTTCTCATTACATATATAGGTCACCAACAACAAAATGATGATTGACACGATTATTGATGCTAAAGAAGTTAAGTTCCAATCGCCCAATTATTACGTATTCATGAACAATATTATTCATAGTCATGACTCGGATGAAGAGGCAAGAACTGCACTGTGTGAGCAGTATCCTGAACTGGCTGAGATGGTTGATGATAAGGAGTGGGAGAAGTTGTGCGCTCTGTATGTGTTGTATCGCAAGGTGTATCTGGTGATGTTTCAGCTGTATTGGAGAAGGAAGACGAATGGTTTTCGGCTGAACTAAATGTTGTTAGATACAATTAAAATTGAATTCTAAATTGAATTCTTTTTTAATCAATATTGAGAGATTATAATGATGACATCTACAGAGGAGAACGCTTACAAAATGCTTTATAATTGGACTATGGAAGAATTATTAAAATTAACAGAGGCTAATAATAAGGTTTATAAAGAAGATAGTATTTATCTTGGTGGGTCTCGCCGTTATATCCCTCCACAAGATTGGTATACAGTTATAGAGGATTTAGCAAATCCAGATAGAAGGTGGCGAGCAAAATTTCTATATAACATGAGTACACTAAATGTAGATAAAATGTAAATTGTTGTTAGGTATAAATAAAATTGATTTCATTTTTTTTATACTTGAGAGATTATTGATACAAATGGCTAATATTATTAACAATATGCACATTTGCGGAAAGACTGGTGGCGAATGCCGTGGATTTAAGGGATGTGGAAAAGAAGTTGCGGAGGATGATACCAATATGATCGGTAACACCTCATTTTGCATTCCATGTTATGAGAAGGAGGAACACGATACTATATGTGAGGAATGTCAACAACCAACAGTAGATGAAGAGGATAGACTATGTCATAAATGTTATCATAAGACTTGTGCTGAAGGTGATTGTTGGTGTAATTGTTATTGTGATGACTAAATTGTTGTTAGGTTGAAATAAAATTGAATTCTTTTTTTTTCAATACTTGAGAGATTATTGATACAAAATGGCTAAAGTTGTTCATGCTAAATACTCTGCTAGTGCTGTTTTCAAAGTCCCGAAAGGTATTGATTTAGAAGATAAGACGCAAGTTGCATACTGGGGAACTAAATATGCTACTTTATATATTGTTTTTGTTGATGAAACAAGAGAGCAAATGAATATTGAAGCAGAATATGAACCAGAACTTGATTGTAAATATGCTGATGAAGAGACGATTGCAGACATATCTGAATTTCCTTTTATAGAAGATGATGAGGATAAGGAAGAGGAAGACCAAGATGATTTTACTAATAGAATGTGTGAAAATCGTAAATGTAAGAAGGAGTTTGATTTAACTGAACCACATTATTATGACGAAGAAGATGATGTTTGTTATTGTTGTAAGGAATGTTTTGAGGAAGAGAAAGAGGAAGAGGAAACTCCAACAGCTAAAAGTATTATTGCATCTATCATAGCTAATGTAGTGCCTACCTAAATGTTGTTAGGTCTAATTAAAATTGAATTCTTTTTTTTCAATACTTGAGAGATTAGCAATACAAATATATAAGAAAGCAAAATGCAATTTGAAATGCAAATTAAAACTGACACCGTTTTTGAAACTCTTGAGTTTAATATTGATATGAATTACTTGGAAGCGCGAATTGAGGGTACAAAAACTCATCCATTAAAAGATGACCCCTTGATGAAAACCATGTTAGAAATATATAAATTAGAACAATTTATTGTGAAAAGGCTAACAAGTAATCCTGCTTCTAATGTTGCATTAGTACCAGCATTAAGAAGTAAACTAAATGAGAGAGCTGGTAAGTTTTTAGAAGCTGTTGAAGAAAGTCTTGAAGCAAGTACAATGGATGAGGGCATTTATTTGAGTATGGCTAATATTGGTAAATCTGTGCATGAAAACTGCTCAGAACTTTTAGATATATTAGAGCTTGGTTTTGTTATTAAGTGTAAAACATTTAATAACTAAATGTTGTTAGGTCTAATTAAAATTGATTTCTTTTTTTTCAAATATTGAGAGATTATTGAGAAACTAATATGACTACTGACTATGCGCCATTCGCAGCTATGTACACTATTGAATATGATGAAGAATGCGAACACTTCATTGTTACATACGATGATACAAAAGAATTAACTTATACAGAAAACGATGGCGAAGAGTATAAGGTTAATATGGATTATGATAATGATAAGGAGGTAGCTAAACAGCGAAAATTAAATTTGATGTGGATTGCTGATATAAAAAAACATTACAACTGGAAACCAGGAGAAGTTTTGACTTTCAATATTAAACAAAATACTGATAATTGTTTCTTCGTATATGGTGCTTGGAATACTGATGATGATGGAAACAGAACAGCAAGTACTACAAAGTTTTATGATATAGGTATTGATGAAAACGGATTTGTTGTTAAACGATATTTTCAGTATTATTGTATTAACTGGAATGCGACAGCTCTTATTCCAGATGCAGTTTACTTTATTAGACCAAGTTGTGTATACAACGATTCGCTTGTTGGTTAAGGTTTTAGAAGTTAATGCCTAAAACTAATAAAAAGAGCATAAAATAAGGCTTTAGATTATTTTTTTTCAATAATCTAATAGATTATATATAATTTAGATTAGGTATATGTATAAATTTATAAATTTTTAAACCATTTAATATAAATATAATATAAAATGTTATATTTTATTAGATTATTGTTGGTAATAATCCAGTTCTTGACTACTAAAGCTCTATATTGTTTATAATATTATTAAAAATAGAATATTATAAATAAAATATAGTAGTTATATATATAAAATGGAAGCAGTAGACGAAGCCACACAAAAACAACTTACATTAGATTCTATAAAAGCAAGTAATCCAAAACTTGACCCATCAGGGGTTGAACTAATATACGAGCAACATAAAAAAGCATATGAAGACCATCTTAAACATGTAGAAGAACTTAATAAACAACTCAACACTACTTATAATTAGTTACATAAGTTCTATGAATAAACGAACAACCTGAAGGAACATATAAATATAAATGCGTTGGTCTATATTCAATAGCACCCCAAAAAGTGGTTATGACTGGACCAATACCAAAACGACCATAACGAGTTTCGCCTTGCACATTATATAATCTAGGGTCGGCGACTACTGCTCCTATATCACCCCTATAAAATCTCATTGTTAAATTGGCTGCTCTCCAATAAGCACTATTTTCCATATCATACATCGTCATACCTGTAAAACCAGTGTCAATCCAAGGATTAGCATAAGGAGGTTGGTCTGTAAATCTCCAAAATTTCCAATTATAATAAGAAGAACCATTATAAAATAAAGACCATAATCTATTACCCCCACTGAATGAATTTACAAATCTAATAGTTACATCAACATCTACAAACTCATTATTAAGTAAATCAATTGGAATCAATAAATCTGTACTAGTACCTCCTCCCCCTTGTCCTATAAAGTTTCTACTTATATTGCTATTAGTAATTAATGAAGTAACATTACTATTTAATTTATCATAAGTAATAGTAGTATTAGCAATATCACTTCCTGTAATTGAACCATTTACAATATGACTACTATTAATGCTATTTTCTGCTTGTGCTGTTGTTAAATCTAAATAGGCTGCTCCTGTTAAATGATTAACTCCAATTTGATTATTTGCTATATCAGTTCCTAAAATTGAACCTGCTATTATTTTACGACTATCAATACTATCATCTTGTATTTTACTATTACTAATAGAAAAGTCTGCTAGTTTAATTCCTTGTATTGATCCATCTGCAATATTTACCACTGTTGATGCTGGTCCTGTTGGTCCCGCTGGTCCTGTTGCTCCTGTTGCTCCGTCATTACCATTCTTTCCATTTGCTCCTGCTGGTCCTGTTGGTCCTGTTGGTCCTGTTAGTCCAGTATTTCCTGTATCTCCTTTTGGTCCTGTTGGTCCTGTTGGTCCTGCTGGTCCTGTTGGTCCTGCTGGTCCTGTTTGTCCTGTTTGTCCTGTTAGTCCTGTTGGTCCTGTTGGTCCTGCTGGTCCTGTTGGTCCTGTTGCACCTGTATTTCCAGTATCTCCTTTTAATCCCGTTGCACCATTTGTTCCAGATGGTCCTGTTGGTCCCGCTGGTCCTGTTTGTCCTGTTGCTCCTGTTAGTCCTGTAGGTCCTGTTGGTCCTGCTGGTCCTGTTGCTCCTGTTGCTCCGTCATTACCATTCTTTCCATTTGCTCCTGTTAGTCCTGTTGGTCCTGTTGGTCCAGCTGGTCCTGTTGGTCCTGTTGCTCCATCATTTCCATTCTTTCCATCAGCTCCTGCTGGTCCTGTTAGTCCTGTTGGTCCTGCTGGTCCTGTTGGTCCCGCTGGTCCTGTTGGTCCCGCTGGTCCTGTTTGTCCTGTGGGTCCTGTTAGTCCTGTTGGTCCTGTTGGTCCTGTTGGTCCTGTATTTCCAGTATCTCCTTTAGGTCCTGTAGGTCCTGCTGGTCCTGTAGCTCCAGTTGCTCCATCATTACCATTCTTTCCATCTGCTCCTGCTGGTCCTGTTAATCCTGTTGGTCCTGTAGCTCCATCATTACCATTCTTTCCATCTGCTCCTGCTGGTCCTGTTAATCCTGTTGGTCCTGTTGACCCTGTTTGTCCTGTGGGTCCTGTTTGTCCTGTGGGTCCTGTTGGTCCTGTTGGTCCTGTTGGTCCTGTATTTCCAGTATCTCCTTTAGGTCCAGTGGGTCCAGTTGGTCCAGTATCTCCTTTTAGTCCTGTTGGTCCTATGGGTCCAGTTGGTCCAGTTGCTCCATCATTTCCATTCTTTCCATCTGCTCCTGCTGGTCCTGTTAATCCTGTTGGTCCTGTAGCTCCATCATTACCATTCTTTCCATCTGCTCCCGCTGGTCCTGTTAATCCTGTTGGTCCTGTTGGTCCTGTTGACCCTGTTAGTCCTGTTGACCCTGTTAGTCCTGTTGGTCCTATGGCTCCTGTAGGTCCTGTATTTCCAGTATCTCCTTTAGGTCCTGTATTTCCAGTATCTCCTTTAGGTCCTGTATTTCCAGTATCTCCTTTAGGTCCTGTGGGTCCTGCTGGTCCAGTTGCTCCATCATTACCATTCTTTCCATCTGCTCCTGCTGGTCCTGTTGGTCCTGATATAATAACTCCTGGTGCTAATTTATCGCTTGTAATAGTTCCATTACTTATATCAGTTCCTAAGATAGATCCATCTATTATATGACTTGAATTGATTGAGTTAAGTGATGTATCTCTCAAATAATATATTGTTTTAGCAGATAAATTATCTAAATCAATTGTTTCATTACTTATATCAGTTCCTAAGATAGATCTATCTATTATATGGCTTGAATCGATAGAGTTAAGTGATGTATCTCTCAAATAAAATATTGCATTAATAGATAGATTATCTAAATCAATTGTTTCATTACTTATATCAGTTCCTAATATACTCCCAGTTTGTATATGACTTGAATTGATTGAGTTAAGTGATGTATCTCTCAAATAAAATAATGCATTAGTAGATATATTACTTATGTCTATTGTTCCTGAGCTTATATCAGTTCCTAAAATAGAATGTGCTATTATATGGCTTGAATTGATTGAGTTAGAAGCTATTTTTATTCCTGTTACAGCATTGTTAACAAGATTAGCAGTTCTTATAGAACCATTTGGTATATTAACTCTATCGTCTGAAAACATCTTATAATAACTATATATATTATAAAAAAAGTATTTTTTTAAGTTAGAAAGTAATTTAAAAAAATAATATAATTTATTATATATAATGGATTTTCGTATTCCTAAACACATTGACTTTGAAGCTCTTGATGAACGCATAAAAATACCTATGACCGATGGAGATGTGGAAAGATACTTTGGATCAGGTATTGAGAGTGAAGTCATGACTTATGCACAGTTAGCTAACTATAATAGTATTGATGAATTATTACCAAATCCTTTTGATTTTCGTATTATTCTTGTAGAACAAATGAAGAATAAAGGGCATTGGGTTTTAATTTTAAAATATAATGGTATCATTGAGGATTATGATTCGTATGGAAAAGGTATAGAACCACAAAGGAATTTTATTGCTGCTGGAATGAATAAACTACTAGGACAGGAACGAAACCATTTAAAACATTTAGTTGCACGATCTCCATATAAATATGTTGTTAATAAGCATGGGTTTCAAAGTATTAAACCAGATATTAATACATGCGGTAGGTGGTGTTGTTTACGAATCATTATGGCTAAAGAAATGAAAATGAACTTACCCGAGTTTACTGAAATGATTATGAAAGCCAGTCGTGATATGAGGCTAATACCCGATGCTGTTGTTAGTCTGTGGATTAAGTAGTTAAATTATGGATGGGTGTTAGCTATCTTATTCCTTCCACCTTCTACCCTTCTACCTTTATTTTATCTTATTAAAATAAAATAAAATAAAAAATATAAAATAAAAATAAAAAATCTTTTATAAGGAAGAGTAAAAATAAGGGAGGAAGGTAGAAGGAAGGAAGGACACCCACCCATATTAACTACTTACATTGTTAAATGAGCGAAACGATCCATTTTAGCACCACCAGTAACTCCACCACCAGAGCGAACACCCATGCCCTTCATCTTTTTGTAATCTTTTACAACAGACAATTCTTTCGCCGACGAGTTAGGCATCATTCCACCAGCAAGACGCTCATACTGGACAGCATTGATTGGTTCTTCCGCACCATCTTTTTTCGCATCGAGAACCATCGACTTTGTTAGTAGGCCAGTAAAAATATTTGACGAACCAGCAATGGTTGTAAATATTCCTGAGTTGACCGCAATAACCACAATTTCAGGAGTGAAAGCAGTTAATACGTGGTAGTTAGACACCTCAATTCGGAATTGGAAATTGAAGCTGCCTAATGAGCCACTGCTTAAGTAGTCTGGTAATGAGAGGTCTTTCGCTGGGTTTAGCACTAGAATCGAACCAACTGAAGGGTATTCTTTTGGTTGTGTATTTACACCAGCATCAGTAATACCAGCATCGGCAAGAAATACACCCGACCACGCTGAGTATGTCTGGTTAGAATGATTAGCCACCGAAATTCTGTAGAGGTCTGAACTTGAGCATGATGCAAGGAGCCCACTTGTGTTATTTAAATTGACGCTAATGCTGTTAATCGCAAGGAAACTTGGGGCAGCGCTCATCGCTTTGCCCGATGGATAAAGTGTAGGATTGGTTGGAGGAATACGAGCAGCAATAATGAAGTAATCAGGAAGCTGATTAAGCTGAATATTGGACGAAGTAATAGACGCAGTTGCTGGAGTAAGTTTGAAAGCTCCACCAGTAGCAGCCGCAGTATAAGCAGCCGTCGCAATAGTTCCAGTAGCCGATGTGATATAGCGCGGGAGGTCTACATACGGCACAATATTACGCGCAGGAATTAGATCGGTTGGCTGGGAGCTGAGGAAATTGACTAATAGCGACGCCTTATCAAATAGTGTGGACGAAGCAGTAGCACCCGACGCAGTAGTCCAACCTGCTTTAACAGTGAAACCAGAACCAGAACCCGCAGTAACAAGAGCCGAAGTTCCTAATAGACGGCTTAAAGTTCCATCAATATTTAGAACTATGTTCATGGAATTTACACCAACAAGACCAGCTTTGTTAAACTGGTTATTGCCGTATGTGAAAGGACTTAAACCAATAAGAGGCTCAACTAATTCTGCTTGACAAGCAAGCTCGAATATAGTAGTATCAGGTGTTGAGCTACCGAGGCCGTAATTACCTTCTACCGCTGTACCACTTGTTGATCCTCCAGCATATGATTTAATATGCATAACTTTTAATTGTGGAATTCCGCGACCACGAACAACACCATCTGCGGTAGCATTAAACATATTGTTAAATGGATGAATAGAAGCAGTTGCAGCTACACTGTTGTATTCCGATACGACCCGATCAACACACACCGCGGTAGTATCATTATAGGTGTATAAATCGTTCTGGTCTGCTAATTGAAGTAAAATTGGAAGAATATCTTGGGTATTAGCGCTTACATTTGTGTTGTTAATTTGCGCGGTAGCGGTGTTAATAAGCTGATTAAGCGGGAAAGCATTTAACGCAAAACCACCAATACCACCACGATTTGGTGTAAGGGCATTAGCAGCTTCAACACTAGCAATAGCGGCGGCAGCAACTTGCACGGTGAATTTAATTGTAGCCCTTAAGAAGACTTCACGGTTTACAACTACATTTTCAGATGGAACTTGGATATTGAATGCTAACTGGGAGTTGGACGGACCAATAGCATTGAATTCTTGGTAGGTATTTGAGGAAGCACCCGACTGAACCGCATATGTTAACTGATCTGTGATTCCGCTTAGACGCGCATCTTTTACTAAAACTGTGGAGAAGTCTGAAGACATTGTGTTTATAATATAGTCTAATATAAAATGTTTGCTGAATTTTCCAAGTATGCGGGTGAAGGAACCAAAGTTCCCTCATACTCCCTCCTTTAACGAAGTTCCGTGTGCGCTTCGGTAAGCGCCTTATAGTTTCAATTCCTTAACCGAAAATTGTTTAAATTGAAGCTGTTGCCTCTCGCCAAGAAGCTTCTTCTGAAATAATAATTTTATAGACGCAGTTACCCCACATCCCAATTTCATAGGTATTAATTGCCCTGTCTTCGCCCTCCAAAAAACTCGTATATCAATATTAGTCAATCCAAGATTGCCTGTCATGTCCACACGCCTATATTCTGCTGTTGGAGTATATATGAGATTTGGTTTATATCCTTGTTGATTGGACTGTAAGTCAGTAATAATTAATGCAAAATCTGCACCTGCTTCTGATGAGGGTCTATCAGAGTTAAGTGTAACATTAGAACTATATTGATTGATTACAATAGGAAGAGTATTTGTAGTGAATACAATTCCATTAATAGGACACCATGTATCTATTGTGCTTAGTTCTTGTTCTAATACTATATGTGTTCCTATATGTCCATATTCTAATGGAGATGGAATAGTCATAATACCGTCTCCTCCAATGAATGGATCTAAAAATGGATAAGTTGGATATAATGGAATAGCATTTAGCGTAATATTTACTATATTTGGAACTGGGTATGTAAAGTCCATTATAAAAAACTTTTCATTGTTAATAACTGTTTCTGTTGCTGGGAAACTATTGAATAATGCGTATAATGAAGCATTAAATGCTATTTTAAAATTAAATGGGATGGGGGGGTCTGGAGTATGTTCGGCATTTCCACCAACCAAAGTCCATAGTCGTTCTACAATAGCATAATTGGATTCTTGTGGGTTAAATAATGCATTTGCTACTAATGATGCTTTTAGTGAATTATTAGACCATTCTAAAAATGGTGGAGTTGAATAGAATCGTGCAACAATATTATAAAATATTTCCTTTTGTGTAGTAGATAAAGTGGAAATCCAATTTGTATATAAATAATTAAAATTGGCTGCATAAGCCTCTCCTAAAGCTTTATTTACTTGTCCTATAAAACGTGCATAACTATTACACCAATAGTATGGAAAATTTACTGTATTTTTTCCAGTTAGTTCTGCTCGGGTTGGAACTACTACTCTTGGACTATAATTTGGTTCCCATCTAACGTTTTTAACAGTTACATGTTCCTTTATATTGTTAGGTATAGTTCCATAAAATTCTACAGAAATTTTTCTCAGTTCTAATGTTCCATATGGATTATTATTTAAACCACGCGCACCTATAACAATATAACGACCATCATCAAATGAAGATATACTATAACCAAAGTCAGAATATGGTACTGTTGGTCCAGCAATTTGACCTCCTACTATATAATTTCCTTCTTCTTCTACATATATAAATACTATACCATAATGAGGACAACCCACAATTACTTCTGTTCCATCATAAGACAAGTTTATTGTAGGACCATAACCAGTATAAGGACCACCAGCTGGCTTTGGTAATACTTCCGTTACAACATATTCCTCATTTGTAAAATCATATTTAAAAGTAGTTATTTCTCCATCAACTTGATTGCTAGTTGTTCCAATAGCAATTATATCCCCTATATGACTTATTGCTACACCTATTCCCCAATAAAAATTAGTTACATGATGATGTGGTCCATGATTTGGTCTTATTATTGATTCTGAAGTCCATACATCACTTGATTTTGGGTTATCATTTTTATAAACAAATACTACACCTGCAGTCGGACCAGGATTATCATACTCTGGAAGTGAGCCTATAATAATTCTTGAACCAGTAGCATTCATTCCAATTGACCAGCCAAGTCGTAAATTATTAGTAGTTGAGTTTATTGATTGTATTAAGTGTATTTGAGTATTACCAATTCGTCTATATATTCTAACTATGCCTCGTTCAGTAAGTCCAGAATCAGCCGCATTTGGATAACTTACAACAATAATAGAACCATCACCACTTAATACTACATTTGAAACCGAAGTAGCAGGTTTAGGTATTTTTAGTGTTGTTAAGGTTGCTCGTTCAATTATATAAGTAACTGTTCCTGCTGTTCGTCCTGTTCCTGCACCTATCCAATGACCATCTTCACTAATAGATACACTTGTACCAATACCAGCATTAGGTATATTATCTAAAGGAGGATTTAACATATTACTGAAAACATACCCATTATTTTGTCTTATCCATAGATACACCGCTCCTCGCTGATCTACAGTATAACTCAGATTTGGCGCTCCTACTACTATAAATTCTCCATCAAAAGAAGAATCATTCGAATATCCATATGAAGGAAGAAGTGATTGTGTAGCAACAGGATGATTTAATGCTTGTACTAATGGAAAAGTAAGTGTTGGACTGGCTAATGGAAAAGTTCCCTCAATATTTAATAATGCAACTTTATGGATTGTTCGTTCTGGATCATATGGTTCAGTTGTTATATCAGGCTCAATAACCATAGTTGGAAGTTTATAAGTATCAATTTGAAAACGTGTTACACTAACTGTATAATCTCCAGTATTAGCAATCACAGGGCTATCTCGTGTTTCAATAAAATTTATATCAACTTCATCTTTTAATGTATTATTATATACATTTGTTTGTTGTATATCTAAATACACATAGTCAGGATTTTGTGCCTTAGAAAATGCGTTTGTTTGTGACATTATTATAGTATATTAATATATTATAAAAATATGAGATTTTTAAGGATGGGCTGGCCTTTCAGCCCTGTAACTCTAGTTCCCTGATTGTTTGAGCTAATTGAAGTTGCTGTTTTTCTCCTAATAATTTTTTCTGGAATAAAATTTTAATAGATGCACTAACACCCGAGCTTAACTTGAATGGAATGAGTTGTCCTGTTTTAGCTCTCCAAAATACTCGTATATCAATATTGGTTAATCCTCTATTTCCAGTCATATCAATTCTACGATATTCTGCTGTTGGATTATATAGGAGATTGGGCTTATAGCCTTGTTCATTGGATTGTAAGTCGGTAATAATTAAGGCATATTGTTCACCTGTTACAAAGGAAGGGCGGTCGCTATTAATTACACTGTTAGAGTTAAACTGGTTAGCTACAATAGGGAGTGTATTAGTAGTGAAAACAATTCCATTAACAGGAGACCATGTATCAATAGTGCTTAGTTCTTGAGAGATTTCAATAAACTGATTACTGTAAGAATAGGTTACTGCTGTTGTTGGTGTAAGAGTATATACGCCACTAACTAAAAATCCAGAACCAAAATTGTAAGAGCTAAATAAGGTCTTCTGTATAGTTGGACCTGGTGTTATTAATGGGTATCCTCTAGAGTTTATATTTAACACATAGAACTTTTCCTTTGTCCCTGTTGTAGTCGTTAATATTGTTTCTGTTGCTGGGAAGCTATTAAATAAAGCATATAATGAAGGACTTAGAGCTACTTTGAATTGTAAAGGAGGAACTGTACCAAGTGTTCCAACAGAACCTGACCAAGTAATTGGTGGAACAGCCCAATTAGATAACGATTCGTTATAACAATGATTTACATATAAATTGGCTTTTAAAGTACTACTATCCCAATCTAAAAATGGCGGTGTTGGAAAGGATTTAAATGCCGCATCATAAAATAAAGCAGGAACAGGAGATGATGCAGCTGAAACAAAAGACGTATATAAATAATTATAGTTAGCTATTGCTGCCGTTTGTAAAGCTGTATTAACAAGTCCTATAAAATAGTCGTAGCTATTACACCAATAATATGGATTTTCTACTGTATTTTTTCCAGTTAGTGTTGACATACTAGGGGCTGTATATATCGGGTTTGGTACCCATGTGACATTAACAACTGAAGCTTTATTTTTATTAGCATCAGGCACTTGAATTGCTTGTGAGGAACTTGCATTTGTTGTCATAATAGCAACTTTATGCACTGTCTTATTAACATCTGATTGTGTTATATCAGGTTCTACAACAATAGTTGGTAAGTTATAACTATCAATCTGGAAACGGGTTACGCTCATATTATACTCACCTGTATTATTAATAACAGGACTATCACGGGTTTCAACAAAATTAACATCAACATCGGGGCCAGTAGTGTTATTATATACATTAGACTGTTGTAGATCTAAGTAGACATAGTCGGGATTTTGTGCTTTGTAAAATGCGTTAGTCTGTGACATTATTATAATATTATAAAATATTAAAATAATATGAAAATTTCAAAGTTGCGCTCAAAGGTTGAACTTTTTCTTAAAGGCTTTAATAGCATCATTAATATCTGGTTCAGACCATAAAATATGTTTTGATAATGAGCCTGGTGTTATTGGATTATCCCAGTTTTCACGAATAGCATGGCGCTTTAAGTAATTCGCTTTTTTCAAATCATCTGCCCCTTCTGCATAAGTTTGTGAAGTTGCAGATCCAAAGTGGACATTACGAGACCTTCCATCTACTTCAAAAAGTGCTACAAATTTTTTATCTGGTTTCCATGACTTGACAATATTAATGAGTTTAATAGTTGTCATATATAATAATATAAGAAAATAAGTTTAAGCGCTTTTCTTGGAAATTATTTTAGACTCTCAATTTTGAAACTTTCAAAGTTTTAAAATATAATATTATATATTATAAGAATGAACTTTGAAGATATAGGTGCGCCACTTGTTAAAGTTGTTTTTGATAAATATCCTAAGAAAAATAAAGTTATTAGTGTAGACTCTACTAATAGTAGTGTGCGAGAGATTATATCTGAGTATAAGTGTTTACCAGCAGAGTCTATTCAACAAATTCCTAATAAGAAAGCAGAACGGCAGATATTGTATATTACTGGTGCTTCGGGTAGTGGTAAGTCATATTATACTATGAACTATGTTAATGAGTATAAGAGGATGTATCCTAAAAATGAGTTATTTCTATTGTCATCAGTTGAACCCGATGGGAGTGCAATTGATAAGATTAAAGGGCTTAAACGGTTTAAGTTAGATGAAGCATTTATCAAAGAACAATTTACTATTAACGATTTCAAAGACTGCCTTATTGTTATGGATGATTGTGATTGTATTAGCTCTAAGGTTTTGAAAATGAAAATTAAACATATATTAGATATGGTGCTTGACACTGGTAGGCATACGAACACTTCCATGATTTATACATCCCATATTGCTAATGCAGGTATGGAAACTAAACATATTTTATCAGAGGCTCATTCTATCACAATCTTTCCTAAAACTTTAGGAGGACGAGCAATGAAGTACTTATTAGACAATTACTTAGGTTTAGACAAACAACAAATTAAGAAGTTAAAAAAATTAAACTCTAGATGGGTTACTATCATAAAATCTTATCCCATGATTGTAATCGGAGAGAAACAAGCATTTATGCTAAACAATGATGAAGATGATTAATCGGAAAACGGATTCCACGGATCTTTCTTCTTCCAAAAGGCTTCAACCCATGCCTTTAGTTCTTCTTGGGCTTTACTATCAATATTATTCTCCCGTTGTTCTTTCTTTTGTTTAAGAATTTCCTTTCTATTTTTCTCATAATATGCTCTATTGTATTCTTTAGACTTCTGCTTCTTTTCTTCTGGTTGGGTTTCCATATAATATATACTATATAATATAGTTTATATTATAATTTTTTGTTTAATTTTAAAATACATTTAATTAACTTCTAAAGCTTTTAAATTGATTAAACACACTTTTGGCTTTTGTGCCTGTCGTTCCTTATACCTCTCATTTTGCATATGACGTAATACTTTATAATTTGGTGTACTCCTATATTCAATACGCTTTTGCACGATCCGCTCCTTATTTGCTTCATAGTAGTCCTTATGATATTGTTTGATTTCATCTGGTGTCTTTTTAGGTCGTCCTGGTGGCTTTGGAACATAGTCAGTATTTAGGGGTGCTTTTAATGGTCTACCTTTCTTTTTAGGGACTTTTGCAGGGACGCCCCCGCACGGCGTATTTGGCTCAACTGCAGGGACGCCCCCGCACGGCGTATTTGGCCCAACCTTTCCTAAAGGTTGGTCTAAAGGTTGTTCTAAAGGTTGGTTTTCAACAATTGGCGCTAAAGGTTCGGACATTTGTTTATACTATATATATATATTAAATTCTTTTTAAGTAGTTTATTTAGGAATATTTAGGAGTTTAATTAAAATAGTATTTAATATATGTTTAAAAAAATTGATTTAAAAATAAAATATAATATTATATTATATAAAAATGTCTGTTGTCCTAAATGAACGAATCAATAAAACTCATGCACTCTACCTACTTGAGACTTTCAAGATGGAGGATTTTATTCTTATCTACAATGGTAAGAAATGCGAAGCCAAGAAGGAATATGATAAAATTATCAAGTATTTAAATATGAAAGTTAATGACACTATTAATTATGTTAAATATAGCTATTTAGATAAGAGAAATAATGGACGCTTATTTGGTAAGGACAGCATTCAGGGGCTTAAACGAGAGATCAGAGCCTTTTTATGTGACGGGCTTACATCAGATATTGATATGGTGAATGCTCATCCAAGTATACTATTACAATTATGCAAAAAATATACTTATCATTGTCCTAATTTAATCCTTTATATTAATGAGCGTAAAAAGTGTCTACATTCACTTATGAGTGATGATAATATATCGTATGAAGAAGCTAAAACAAAGGTATTAGCATCTACTAATGATAATAAGAAGATTAAAACAGAATCGGCATTTCTAAAGGCTTATGATAAGGAAATGAAGGAAATACAACAAAAATTTATAACCAATACGGATTTTGCTTATGTAAAAGAATATGCTAAAAAAGAAACTAATTTTGAGGGTTCATTTATTAACCATATATTATGCATTAATGAAGAAGATATATTACAAGCTATGAGAACATTTTGCGAGATTAATGGGTTAGAAATGCATAGTCTTATGTTTGATGGATTAATGGTTTATGGAACTATTAATGAATCCACATTAAAACAAATGGAGGATTATATCCATAAAAAAACTGATTTTGTGGATATGCAATTAAGTATTAAGGAACATGTCACAAGCTTAGAACTACCTGCTAACTTTAAACCAAAAGAAAGAACAATTTATGAAGATGTTAGAACTGAATTTGAGAGATTTAATTGTAAAGTTGGTGCTGAATTTGTATGTGATATTCATAATGATTTCAATATTTATAGTGATCATCAATTTAAAGTCTTACATAATGAACTTACTTTTATTGATAAAGATGGAAAAGAGGTTAAATTTATTCCTAAATGGTATGATGATAAAGACAAGAGAAAATATGATAAATATGATAGTTTTCCTAAAGATGAGTTATGTCCTGATTATGTATATAATATGTGGGAGAAGTTTCCTGTTCAGCTTATGCCTCCTGCTAATAATGATAAAAGTAAGACGGGATTAGAGTGGTTTTTAAATCATATTGATGTTATGGTAGACTATAATAAGATTCATGCTGACTTTGTTAAGATGTGGATTGCGCAAATGTTTCAATATCCAGAAAATAAAAGCATCCATTTAATCTTTATCGGATTAGAAGGCTCAGGCAAAGGCACTTTTGTGAAATTTTTTGAAACTATTATGGGCGGATCTCATAGATGCTGGGAATGCACTAATCCACAAGAACATATTTTTGGAAAATTTAATGATATGATGAAAAAGGCGTTTTTAGTTGTATTAAATGAAGCCAACAAAAGCGGAACATTTCATGCTAACGATAGAATGAAAGCACTTGTAAGTGATCCTACTATTGATATTCAACCTAAAGGAAAAACATCGTATACAATGAGGTCTTGTCATAGATGGATGAGTTTTAGTAATAACCCTGACCCTAATCATAAATTAAAAAGGAGAGATTTAACATTTAGGATGAGTGATGATAAAATTAATAATGTGTCATATTTTAATGAGGGTAATGAATATGCTAAAAGTATAGAAGTTGCTAAAGCTATTTATGACTATTTTATGGCTTATGAAACTAAGCCAAAAATTGTTGAAAGTGATATTCCAGAAGGACAATATGATAATATGCTTAAGGAAACACAAAAAGATCCTATTATGGAATTTTTAGAAGAAACGGTTTATGCTGGAACAGGTATTAGACATGTTCCAATAAATACTTTATATGAGAGTTATTTGGATTTTTGCAAACGGAATCATATTTCTTGGACTAAGGATAAAGGTTCATTTAGTACACGATTAGGGATGAAAAGAAGAAATGGATTGAGTAGTGGTCCTAAATGGATTGAAGGAAGGAAACAAAATACATGGACTTTTGACTTTACTTTATTGAAGCCCCAGTTTGTTGATGAAAATATTGAAACTATTTATGATAGTGATGATGAGTGAGTTTGACAGGTTTTATTATGGATGGGTGTCATTTTCTTCTATTTTTTTAACTTCTATTCCTTCCACCTTCTACCCTTCTACCCTTATTTTATCTTATTAAAATAAAATAAAATAAAAAATATAAAATAGAAAAAAAAATTCTTTTATAAGGAAGAGTAAAAATAAGGATGGAAGGTAGAAGGAAGGAAGGGGGTGGAAGGGCACCCATCCATAAACTACTGCAATTAAAATAAAATTGAAAACTACTTAAAGACTTAACTACTATTATATTAACAACTATGACTACAACTATTGATGCATTAGTTGATAAAATTATTGTTAATAAATATTATGAAGTATGGAAAAAACACCCCAAATTTAACAAGCAAGAAAGTTTTTGGTGTCAGTTCTATGACCTATATATAGCTGATGAGGTTGAAGGTCGTTTAATTAATTCTAATGGTACTGGTTTATCATTCAGTCCTGAAAAAAACCTTTTCACAGAAGAACAAATGAACTCTATAGGCTGGGAAGAACGATTTGAAATTATCCACTTTGTAGCAAAGGAAATGCGTAATGATTATTATTCTTATGAAGATCAATTTCAAAATGCTATTATATCAAAAAATTGGAAATATATATTTACTACATACTCACAATATTATGCATCTTATCATTTTAGCTCTTGTTCTAGCTTAAAATATTCATTCTTTGATATGGTACTAAAAGACTTTAAGTTAAAAACCGCTATTGCTAAAGTTAAACGCAACAAACTATACATATTAGGACTGTCTATGAAACTATCCATGCGTGACTGCGGTATAATATTAGCAAAATAAAATTGAAAACTACTTAAAGAATTAACTTCTATTTATAATAGTTATGGATTTAGTAAATAAAAGTGACATCTGGAAAGTCAAACGTATACACTCTAACCTATTAGCAGAGCAAGATGAAACCCTGTTAAAAAAGTCATCAGTTAATGAAGACACTAATTTCGGCTTACATATCGCATTAACTACTAAACTCAAAGTAATTGAATTATCATTAGAAATATTTAACTACTTCAAAACAAATAAATTACTCATACCAAACGATGAAGACCGTGTCAAACTATTTATGCAAACAAAACTACTAATTAGAAGGATCAAGATTCATCTAGGTCAGATTAAGAAGTTAAACCCCAATGACTATAAACATAACTCCGAATATTATTCAACATATATTAAAATCATCTATAATTATATCCTTTTCGGTAAATACAATAGCAAATGAACTTAAAGGCGCTGAAAGGTCAGCGCACCACCTTTTAGAAGTTAATGATTAACTACTTAACGAAGTTGCGCTTGTAGGGCGCTCCCTACATTTAACAAAATTTATATTATAATTTTCTTATTATAATATAAATGTCTTCTAATGACTGGTCAACAAGTATAGAAGATGTACTACAAAATATTCGTGCAAATTGTGTAATGCTTAGCAAGTTACATAAAAATCGATATTTTTTATTAAAAAGCAGATTAGTTTGGTATAGAATTCCATTAATTATATTAAATGGTTTCAATTCTATAATCAGTATTGGATTACAACCATATGCAAACCAAGGAGTAATAAGTATAACCAATTCATTAATATCATTAACATGTGGAATAGTGGGTAGTATTGAACTATTTTTTAGCATTCAAAAACGAATGGAAAATGATATGATAAGTCAACGGGACTATTATTTATTAGCAATTGATATTTTTAAAACACTATCATTAGATAGAGAATTAAGACCATTACCTGCTAAAGATTTCCTTGAAAAGTCATATAATACATACACTAAACTAATAGAAAGCTCATCAATATTAGCAAAAGTAAAAGGAGATGAACTTATCCCTATTAATCTCTCAAATGAAGATATAGTATTAACACCTTTACCAAGTGGAAGATTTGAAACAACAACTACAGACTAACGTGGGCTCTTGCGCCCACACGGCGCATAAAGGGTGTATGAGGGATTAATCCCTCAACTTCTACATATAGGACATTTATTTATTCTCATTAAACAAAAGCTATGAAATCCATGCCCACATGAAAGCAACGCATAGCAATGTTTACAATCTATTTTATCCATACATATAGAACATTCTAATTCTGTACCATTTTTTAAATGCTGTTCATATACAAAGTCACGAAGGAAGCTTTTACATATAGTATTTTGTTGGTCATTCATTTTTTGACTTGGGGGCATTTATAATATATATTATATAATATATTATAAAAATAGTTAAAGAACGCCTTGAAAAAATACTAAATATTATTATCTGTTAGTAATACATAATAATGCCTAAGCCTAAGAAGCCTAAGAAACCTAAAAAAGAAGGAGGGATGTATCGTCTGGGAAGTCAAATTGGATTATATGTTACAGGACAATCCCCCACTATGCGTCCACCATCAAGCGCAAGCTTGCAAAGACCTGGATTACAAGACCCAACTGATGTATTTCAAACTGATATAGCCTCTCCTGCTTATCAAAGTGAGCAAATTGAATATGAAAATGCTAAAAAAACGGATGCTGCAGTGCGTAAAAAAGCACGTGAGGATATGTTAGCGCGAATTAATAATCGTCGTTCTGGTTCAGGTCGTCCTATTACTCAATTAGATACTGGTCCGCTTACTGGTTCTGGTATGAGTGCACCATTACTAAAGGAATTTATTGACCTTTCCTATCGTGGAAATACATCTATAGCGCCTGCTGGTTATGATATAGATTCACCCCTATCAGATTCACGTGTGAAAGTGTATGCTAAAAAAGGTTCTAATGATAAAGACATAGTAGTTACTCATCGTGGATCTGTAGGGCTTAATGACTGGATGGACAATGCCTCATACATGTTTCGTGGAAAAGTTAAGGGAACTTCCACATATAATTTACATCGTGAAAGACATAAACGGGCTGTTGATAAATATGGCGCATCTAATATCACCGCAATCGGTCATAGCCGTGCGGGACTTTATTTACAAGAGCTTCAAAAAGAGTTTCCTATTAAGGAAAATATCACATATAATAAAGCTTCTGGCTTCCACGATATAGGCAGACAAAATGATCCTAACCAAACAGATGTTCGTGTAGGAAATGATGTTGTAAGTTTATTAGCTCCATTACAGAGAAGAAATAATGCTATAGTTAATATTTCAGGAACTAAAAACCCATTTGATTTTAATGCGGCACATCAAACTGGAGAGATTAATAAAGTAGGAGATCAGTTTATAGGTAAGAAGGAAGGAGGTTTCACTAATAAACAACTAAACAAAATTATTCTTGATAAAAATAAGGTAATTGGAGATTTAGAAGAAACCGCTTACAAAAAGAAAAGAGGACGCCCACGCAAAGAAGGAGGTTTCACTAATAAACAACTAACCAAAATTATTCTTGATAAAAATGAAGTAATTGGAGATTTAGAAGAAACCGCTTACAAAAAGAAAAGAGGACGTCCACGCAAAGAAGGAGGTTTCACTAATAAACAACTAACCAAAATTATTCTTGATAAAAATGAAGTAATTGGAGATTTAGAAGAAACCGCTTACAAAGGAAGTGGTACTCTTCCCGTTATCTCCTCTGTTGAAGGTATTAAACGCCTAATAGCAACAGAACAAGCCCGTCTTCGTAAGATTAAGAAAGGCTATAAATATGAAAGCCCAACTATGTCACAAGATAAAATAGAAGAAAAAATAGCTCGTCTTAAGGAGAGGTTAAAATCTGCAAAAGCAAATAAAGGACATGCTGATGTGTCATATTTTATTCCTAAGTCTATTAAATGGTTAAAAATTATGGCTGATGAAACACGTGTCGGGAGTGATGCTTATAATAAAGAACTTTTGGAAGCTGTTAAAAAGCTATTGGCTGAGCTTAGTGGAAAGAAGCCAACGGCAGCCAATAAGAAGAAGACAGCAACACTAGAAGAAGACCAAGCTGAGTTAGAAAAAATTATTGGTAAAAAGAAAAAGGGTTACTCCAAGAAAACCCCTGATGATAATAAACCAGCACCAGTAATAATTCCACCATCAAGCCTTACAAATGAAAGGGCTAATATTAGAGCAGCCGTTGAGCGTGGACGCACTTATAATAAAATCATTGATGATAAACAACAAGAAGATTTTAAAGTAATATTAAAAGCCATGGTTCCAGATCCACCTGCACAGCGTACAAAAGAAGATGACCGCAAAGAACGAGCACGAGAGGCAGCGCGAAGGCAACGAGAGCGGGATAAACCATCTGGCTTTACACAAGCACAAGAATATAATAAAGCTACTAAACAACGCCAAACAAAAGCAAAAGAATATGGTATTCCAACAAGGGAATATACCGCATCGTTAAAACGTGAAGCACAACTAAAAAAAATAGAAGAAGGTTTAGAAGATGAAGACAAGAAAAAAGCAATTAGGGAGGAACGAAATAAACTAAAAGCCAGATATACTTATTTAGATGAAATCATGAACTCTGATAATACAGATGCAAATAGAGCCAATACAGCCTCTATGGGTGAACAACCAGTAGTAGTAGAAGCAGAAGTAGAACTACCTATTGCTCCTTTAGCTGGTTCAGGAATGTGTGGAGGAAGTTTAGGGTATTCTGGAAAAGACCCTAAATTTGTTATAAGTGGAAAAAATGAAGAATATAAATTATTACATTAGTGGGCTCTTGCGCCCACACGGCGCATTTGGCTCAACCTTTTCTAAAGGTTGATTAAATTCTAAAAAAATAAATACTTTAAATATTTTTTAATTTAAAGCAGAAAAATTATAATATGTTATATATATAAAATATGGAAGCCACTCAGCCAACTCAGCCAACTCAGCCAACTGAACCCACCCCGAAAGCCTATAAAAAGAGAGAAACATCAATAACACCTATACCTGATGGTGTGATTTATAAATTAGAATCTGTTTTAGCGAAACTTGTTTATTATGGAAGCTCTGAAAATATTGATAAACGAATGGCTCATCATAGACTGGCTTATGAACGTTTTAAAACTGGTAACTGTAATAATAGATGTGTTTATAAAGTAATGGAACAACCTGATTGTAAACTTACAATTTTAGAACGGAAACCTTTTGATAATGCAATAGAACTACAAAAACGAGAGTCTTACTATATTAGCACATTTCCTTGTGTTAATGAGCGTTCTTCATTTGGTGTAGTAAAAAGTAAAAATCCCAAAATTAATCTTAAAGAGCCACAAACAAAAGAACAAATCTATAAACAAAAATATAATGCAGAATATAGGAAACGTCCTGAAGTTATAGAAAGGGAAAGGGCAAGAATTAAAAATCCAGAATATAAAAAGCAACTATATGATCAACATAACAATTATAAACGAATAATATATGCAAGAAAAAAAATAGAAAAGGAGGAAAAAAATCTAAATACCAATTTGGAAAATTAAAAAATTTATTTTATAATTAGATTATATAAAATAAATATGACAAAAGACCCAACACTTGAAACAATTTTAGAAAATAAGAAATTAGCCCCGAGTTCCATGAAATTATATAATGCTAACTTTATGAAATTAAATGATGGAAAACCTGTATTAACTTTCAAGTATCTTACTGATATTCCAACTATTATTGATAAAATTAAGGACTATAAACCAAATACTCAAAGGAACTATTTAATTGCTATTACTTCATTAATGGGGGATTTATCCAAAAATAACCCTAAAAAATATGCACGTGCTTATAAGGACTATTCAGCACTATTAGATAAATATAATACTGAACTTAAAGACCAAACAGCGAAGACAGACACAGAAAAAGATAATTGGTTAACTCCTGAAAAGAAAGCAGAAGTAATTAGTTCATGTGAAGCTATACTTCCTGAAGTTGCTAAAAAGCGCAAGATTACTGAAAATCAATATAATCGTTTATTAGAATGTGTTGTGTTAAGCCTATATACTAAAGTTCCACCTCGTCGTAATCAAGATTATCAGTTTATGAGAGTAGTAAATTCTTATAATCCTGAACTTCCAAATGAAATCAACTATTTAGACCTACAAAACAAAAAATTTATTTTTAATAAATATAAGACACAAGGTGCTTATAAACAGCAAGTTCAAGAAATTCCAGAAGACCTATTTGATATTTTAAAATTATACTTAAAGCTCAAGCCAAAAGTTAGCACAAATGATTTTATTACAGATTATGAAGGAAGTCCATTTATACAGATCAACTCTATTACGAGAATTCTAAATAAAATATTTGATGCTAAAGTCGGGGCTAGTATGCTCAGAAAGTTATATTTGAGTGACAAATACTCTAAGGTAATGGAAGACCTAAAAGCTGATACAACAGCGATGGGTACAAGTGTAGATACTGCTAAAAATAATTATATTAAAGACACAGCTTAATTATTACTTCTTATATAGATTGTGTTGCTTGACATATTTGGATGCATCGGTAAGTTTAAGACCTTTCTCCTGCATAATTTGCCTGACAATAGCAGCACGAGCATTCTGTGCTTTACCGAAGCCAAGCATACCAAGAACTTGCGCAGCAGGAGGACCAATAACAGGAATGTAGCTTACAGCCATTTTAACAGCCTGTTTTCCAAGTTTTTGGACGGCTGGATCATTTAATACAGCCATAACACGAGGGTCTTGTAGAGCTTTTGTAACACGTTCTACGTTTCTGCGTCCCCAAGCATTCATCTGAACACCTGCATTTTTAAACGCGGCTTCTGTATCACGACCGAATTTATTAAAGTTAACTTCATTCTGTTTTCCCCACGCATTCATGTCCTCCCATACACCTTCGCCTTCCATAGTAATTTTGCGAGGACGACCGCGACCACCTGATACTTTACCGAATCCAAGCAGTCCAAGAACTTGCGCAGCAGGAGGACCAATAACAGGAATGTAGCTTACAGCCATTTTAACAGCCTGTTTTCCAAGTTTCTGGACGGCTGGATCATTTAGCACAGCCATAACACGAGGGTCTTGTAGAGCTTTTGTAACACGTTCTACGTTTCTACGTCCCCAAGCATTCATTTGAACACCAGCATTCTTGAAGGCGGCTTCTGTATCACGACCGAATTTATTAAAGTTAACCTCATTCTGTTTTCCCCACGCATTCATGTCTTCCCATACACCCTCACCTTCCATAGCACCTTTGCGAGGGCGACCACGACCACGTCCGCTTCCTTTCTTAGTTAATTGAGTTTTAGCAAAGTCAACAGCTTGCATACCAAGGTTTTTAGCTTGTTCTTGAACTGCTGGATCATTAACAAGTGCTAAGACACGCGGATCTTTTGATAGAGCAATAGCTTTTTGTTCATTCTTCTTTCCCCATTTATTCATATCCTCCCATACACCCTCCCCTTCAAGTTGCGCTGATTTTCCTCTGGTTTTAGATCTATCAATTGCTTTTTGTTCAACGGCATTATAAACGGGATAGGTAGCAGAATTTCCATTCATTACATATTTTCCTGATTTAGCTTGGTGAGCATCAATCATACCAGGTGGACGCATCATTGGTTGGGATTCATCTACTGCTAACATTCTATTACTTCCACCAACGAGACGAACATCAGTATAATGTCCGTGTTCTCTGTTACGAACAACAGGTGGTCGCGCCTGATGGAAAATTAAAGGTTCGCAACTTGGATTTTTCATATTATTGTAGTGTTCTATTACATCTTCTACTTTCTGCGAAATAGCAAACGAATTCGGATTGTAGTTGCGCGCAGCCATTTGTTATATAAATATATATAATAAAATAAATAAATAATATTTTCAAGATGAAATTAACTTGAAAAAACCATTTTTTTTTTATATAATAATATTATATAGTATGCCTCAAATACCAAGTTATGGATATGACGAAACAACAGAAGGAGAACTTAATAGCGCAAAACGTCGTGTTATTGGTTATATGGATTCTACACATCAACGCCTTACTGAGTATCCTGAAAAAGACCCAACCAATGGACGTGCAACCATTGAATTAGCAAACCTTACTGATAATGTATATTTAGCTATTAAATCTATTGATATATTAGATTCTTATATTAGAACTGATACAACTATTATAGACATGCTTGATAAGCCACAACAAGCATCTGAAATTAAAAAAACAGCAAAAGAACTTATAAGTGTAAATAATACATTACGAAAAATTAACGCCTCATATAATAAACTACGTCCTAATGTTAATTATATTGAGTTAAGTGTTTGGACGGATTTTACCTCTTCAGTAGATTTACTGCGAAGAGCATCATATAAATTCTATAGTTTTATGGATAAATTAATACGTGAAGAAAAGAAAATTCGTGGAGAAGATTATGATCCTCCACCAATATTTGATGGAGGCGACGAGGATGAAGCACCACCAGACGAAGAACCAATACCAGAAGAACCAACAGATGCACTAGCACCAGAGGAAACACTATTACCTCCACCAGAACCAGAAGAACCCCCTCCTAGTCTACTTCAACCTTTGCCACCTGCTGAAGGTGGTCCTTCTCGTCCCCCTCGTCGCCTTCGTCCACCTTCAGCAACGCCTGAATTAGGACTAATGCAACCAACACCACCAACATCAGGATTAGCACCACCACCAATTTCAGGATTAGTTCCAGCACCACCAGAACTTTCACAACAAGATTCAAATGTAGCACGTAGAAAATATAAGACAAGGGTTAGAAAACTTGCTAAAGATGCTGGATTACCTATTGAAGAAAGAGACGATATTGTACAAGATGCTGAGGCATTTGAACAACGAGAAGGTAGATTTGCTAATGATGATGAAATACGGGTTCTAATAGATACTCATATTAATCAAACAGGTCCAAGACCACCAACAGCAGAAACAATAGGGATGGATATAATGATACCACAAGATACTGAAGCTTTAATAGCTGAGGTTAGTAGAACAGTAGCACAATTAACAAATCAAACTATGATAACCGTGCTTAATAGACGAGTTAAGGCGATTGAGGAAGAAGGCAGAGTAGGCTCAGTAAAAAAATCTAATATACAAAATTTAAGAAAAGCTCTTGCTATTGCAAGACATCCAGTTGTTACAGTGAAC